TGGTAGGTATGGTGATTTATGGTGTCTATCAAAACTTGATGACATTTATTTTGATTGGAAGAAACAACAAATTGATCCTGTAAAAGAATCAATGAGATTCTATAATGAACACCCAGAAATTCATGATAATATTAAAGGCATGACAGCAAGTGGTAATTCATTTACCTACTATGCATCTACGGTTGGTGGTATAGAATATATGTTAACAATCGTACCGGAAGTTGACGGATTTAAACCTATTGTAAAAGTCAAATTTGCAAGTAATAAAAGGGAAGAATTACGTGATGAATGGGTTAAGAATAATCAAGATGAATATAAACTAGCAGCAGATGGAGAAATGATATCGGTTCAGGACTTATCTGTTGAAAGGGCAATAGAATTATGGACAAGTCAGTGAAAGTAGGAATAACGGCATCGACATTTGACCTGTTACACGCAGGTCATGTTGCTATGTTAAGAGAGGCAAAGACTGCATGTGATTACTTAATCTGTGCATTACAAAATGATCCGTCAGTGGATAGACCTAATAAGAATAAACCCGTACAGAATATTGTTGAAAGACAAGCGCAACTAGCGGCAATTAAATATGTGGATGAAATCCTTGTGTATAATACCGAAGAAGAGCTATTGGATATTCTGGGCATGTATCAGATTCATGTTAAGATTATGGGCGAAGAGTACCGAGACCAAGATTTTACAGGTAAAGATTTATGCCGTCAAAGAGACATTGAGTTCTATTTCAACAAACGTGATCACAGATTTTCAACATCAGATTTAAGAAAAAGAGTTGCAGAAAACACTTTACAAACTGATTAAAATGTGATATAATATACTTAATTATTTTAAAGGAGAATATATGCCAAGTATTAATTTACGACCTAGGAAGAATAGAAATCCTAGAGACAAAAGACCACCAAGGGAAATGCCCTTCGATGTGGCCCTGAGGAAATTCCGTAAGGCTGTAGAAAGAGCTGGAGTGATCCAAGAGGTTCGTAAAAGAGAGTTTTATGAAAAGCCAACTGCAAAGAGAAAGCGCAAGAAGGCAGAAGCAATCGCAAGGTGGCGTAAGAAAGAGCGTTCACTTCAATTAGGACCAGATAGGTCTAGGAGGATAAAATAATGTCAGTGATGGATAAACTTAAAAAGAATTCAAAGATTAAGACCACCGAGGTTTTGGAAAAATCTATATTCTTTACCGAAAAAGATATGGTGGCAACTGATGTACCTATGATAAATGTTGCTCTATCGGGTGATATGGATGGAGGTCTTACTTCTGGTCTTACAGTATTGGCTGGTCCGAGTAAACACTTTAAAACATCTTTTGCTCTTTTAATGGCTGGTGCATATATGAAAGAACATGAAGATGCTGTAATGTTATTTTATGATTCAGAATTTGGGTCACCCCAATCATATTTTGAATCATTTGGCATTGACACATCAAGGGTACTACATACTCCTATTACGGATGTAGAACAACTAAAGTTTGATTTGGTTAATCAATTGGATGAAATTGATCGAGGTGATAAAGTTATCATTGTTATTGATTCTATTGGTAACCTTGCAAGTAAGAAAGAGCTAGAAGATGCTCTTAACGAAAAGTCCGTGGCAGATATGTCAAGGGCCAAGGCATTAAAGGGACTATTCCGAATGGTGACTCCTTATCTCACTATGAAGAATATCCCTTTACTTGCTGTTAATCATACCTATCAAGAAATTGGATTGTTCCCTAAGGCTGTAGTATCGGGTGGTACTGGTATCTACTATTCAGCAGATAATATCTGGATTATCGGACGTCAACAACAGAAACAAGGAACAGAGATTAAAGGATATAATTTCGTTATTAATGTAGAGAAGTCAAGATTCGTTAAAGAGAAATCCAAAATCCCAGTAAGTGTTACATGGGAAGGTGGTATCTCCGAGTTTGGTGGACTACTTGATGTTGCCATGGCGGGTGGTTATGTAGTAAAACCTTCTATGGGTTGGTACGCACGAGTCGACCATGCAACAGGAGAAATTATAGAACCTAAGGTGCGTGAGAAGAATACACAAACCAAAGAGTTCTGGAATCCTATTCTTAAAGAAACAGACTTTAAAAAGTTTGTTAAATCCCACTATCAGATTGGCCATAAACCAATGCTTGATGTTGAAATAGAGATTGAAGAAGAATAATGAGCAATTATATTGATGAATCGGACTACACTTATGTAGAAAATGACTCAGCAGATTTTTGGGGAATCAAATTTAGAAACGGTTCCCCATATGCAGGAGTTGTTGTAGTATACGGAACAGTATCAATTAAAGAGTCAGAAGAAATTGATCTAGCAACACTATCATTTTCATTTAATGTCCAAGACGCTGGAAATTTTAATATAGACGAGTTGGATAATTCAGAAGAATTTAAAAACTATTTAGGCGATGTGTTAACAAGTATAATTAGTACCAGTGTAAAAGAAAAGGAGAAGAATGGATATTACGAATCAACTACCGACACACATACTGAATCATCTTCTCAATAATGAGGAGTATTGTAGAAGGGTAATCCCATACCTACAAAAAGAGTATTTTGAGGGAACACATAAGACAGTATTTGATCTTATTGTAAAATTTGTTGCAAAACACAATAAACTTCCTACTGGTAAGATTCTCGACCTTGAACTAAGAAAAATTCAAGCACCTGATGATATTCTAAATAATGCTGCTAAGTTAATTAGTGAAATCAAAGAAAAATCCGATATTGATACGGATTACTTAATTAAAGAATCCGAGAAGTGGTGTAAAGATAGGGCAGTATATAATGCCATTATGGACTCTATCCAAATCATTGATGGCAAGAATAAAGATAAGTCCGAGGGTGCAATCCCAGAAATACTATCAGATGCCCTAGGTGTTTCATTTGATCAGGCCATCGGCCATGATTATATAGACAACTCTGATGACAGATATGACTTTTATAATCGAGTAGAGAACAGAATCCCATTCGACTTGGATTACTTTAACAAGATTACAAAGGGTGGTTTACCTAATAAGACACTAAACATTGCACTTGCAGGTACGGGTGTAGGTAAATCATTATTCATGTGTCATTGTGCAGCATCAGTGCTAGAACAAGGTAAGAATGTCTTATACATAACAATGGAAATGGCAGAAGAAAGAATCGCAGAACGTATTGATGCCAACTTAATGGACTTACCGATACATCAACTTGAATCTCTTCCTAAGAATGTATTCGATACCAAAATACAAAAGATTGCACAGGCCTCGATAGGTAAACTAATTATTAAAGAATATCCTACAGGGTCTGCACACACCGGCCATTTCAGAGCTCTACTTAACGAGCTTAAACTTAAAAAGAATTTTAGACCAGATATGATTTATATCGACTATCTAAATATTTGTGCATCTTCCCGTATGAAAGGTATGGGCGGTAGTATAAATAGTTATACCTATATCAAGGCCATTGCAGAAGAAATGCGTGGACTTGCTGTAGAGTTTAACGTGCCAATAGTATCGGCAACACAGACCACCAGGTCTGGATTCAGTAATACTGATGTCGGACTAGAGGACACTTCGGAATCATTTGGTTTACCGGCAACGGCAGATCTTATGTTTGCTCTAATATCAACAGAGGAACTAGAAGAAATGGGCCAATTGTTAGTAAAGCAATTGAAAAATCGTTATAACGATCCGACCAAATATAAGAGATTTGTGGTTGGTGTGGATCGTTCCCGCATGAAACTATATGATGTCGAAGAATCTGCTCAAACCGATTTAATTGGTGATGGCAGTTCTATCCCCGATAAACCAATTGCAACGTGGGGAGATAGAGAAAATAAAGACACGTTTGCAGATTTCAATATATAGGAGAAAATATATGGATATGTTACTAAACGCAAAAGACTGGGCAATGGACAGATTAAAGGAAAGAACATCAATTGATGGACTAGGCCTTATCGTGGCATGTGGTTCAGTAATCTTGTTTGGCGGACTTGCCAAGTTACTCGCGTGGGTAGGCCTTGCGTGGGGTGTGTACACATTGGTAAAAAGTGACTAATATATGTTCAACGTGAAACTTATATCATATAGTCGACCAGCGGAGGAGAGCGAACTTAGCGACGACCTCCTCCAGTTGGTCGCATATTGTGCAAGGGTTTCTAACCCTTCAAACCAAAACAATGAAAAGACGGCTGAGAAGCTAGTAAAATATCTAATCAAACATAAGCATTGGTCACCATTAGAAATGGTCAGTGCTTGCCTAGAAATAGAAACGACCAGAGATATTGGACGTCAAATACTGCGACATCGTTCTTTTTCCTTCCAAGAGTTTAGTCAGAGGTATGCAGATCCTACACAAGATTTGCAATTCGTTACCAGAGATGCTAGATTACAAGATGAAAAGAATAGACAGAATAGTGTTGATATCCCTATGGAAGATTCTATCCATTATGTATGGGAATCATATCAAGAAGTTGTAATCGAAAGATGTAAACAGGCATATGAATGGGCCATTCAGGCTGGTATTGCAAAAGAACAAGCAAGAGCAGTATTACCTGAGGGGTTGACAATGTCACGTATGTATGTCAATGGTACATTACGTTCTTGGATTCACTATATACAACTAAGATCAGAAAACGGTACTCAAAAGGAGCACATAGAAATTGCAAAGGCAGTTGCTGATGTTATATATCAGATATTCCCTTTGGACGATGTTATATAACAAAACAATATAAAGAAAGGGTTTACTTGCCCACTGTCTTGTGATATAATATATTTTTAATTTTAAGTGTGCCGATGTAGCACAATTGGTAGTGCAACTGATTTGTAATCAGTAGGTTGGGGGTTCAAGTCCCTCCATCGGCACCACAGTTTATGCGCTTGTAGCTCAGCTGGATAGAGCATCGGTCTTCTAAACCGAGGGTCGCAGGTTCGAATCCTGCCAGGCGCGCCAAATTAGCCCGAGTGGTGAAATTGGTAGACACAAGGGACTTAAAATCCCTCGACCATAAAGGTCATGCCGGTTCAAGTCCGGCCTCGGGCACCAAGTAACAAGGTAGACTGGGCCCATAGCATAATTGGTTAATGCACCCGACTCATAATCGGTAGAGTCTAGGTTCAAGTCCTAGTGGGCCCACCAAATACAGAGGAAATAGTTGGTAGTAATGAACCAAGACATACTAGCACAAGCAAGGCGTTTTTATCATCATGTGGCCAATGGCGGTAAGTTGAAACCTGAAGATGTTTCTTACATGGTATCTGCTCTTGAGGAAGCCTACGAAGACCACGCACTGACGTTTGAAGAATGGTTAGATGAAATAGAATGCTACTCGACACGTCGAGAACGCCTAGGTGAAGAACTGCCTGTATCAGATACATTGATAAAATGGTTACGAGCCGCCTATGAAGTTGGATACGAACAAGGAAAGAAAGATGACATTACCAACTGAAAGAACAAATGCAGTATTACGAACTGAACGGTTTCTAATTGATCTATTGGATCCTAAAAAGACTCCCAGGGTTCCACGAGCAGTGAGACAAGAGGCAGGCAGACTGCTAAAGCACTATCCTTCAAAATATGATATGGAATATATGGAAGAGAGATTTAGTTATGAAAAATAGCTATTATTGAGGATTTGTGGATTAGTATGACAGAATCTGAATAAATAGAAATTGACTTATAGAGGAAAATAAAATGTTATATGCAGATTACCATTTTACCATCAATGAAGATGGATTAAAATTATCCGACAAGGGAGTACCCGATAAATGGGACCAGGTTGACATCAATCGTACGCCACTAAATGTAGGTGATATGTTTGTACTCACACTAGATCAAGATAATTGTATGTTCTTCCGAAGAGTAGATGCTCTTCCTAAATTAGACGAGCTTGTAGATGCTGGTTTACCTTTTAATTACGAGCAAAAGGACTTATTTAATGGAGATTAATGCATCATATCCAATAACGTATCCTGATTACTTTAATAAGATAGAGTATGATACCCGTACAGTAAAGGCAGTAGTACGGGTAAACGATAATATTCAAACCGAAATAGTTTACACCTATGATAAGGATGGTAATTTAATTACTTCCGTAATCAGATCGCACGATATTCTCGGTATTACATAGAGTTTGTTACAATTGTGTAACATTTTTAAAAAAAGTGTTGACAAACTGGTCTATCTTTGATATAATATACCTATATTAAATGATAAGGAGTTAATTATGAGTAATCACGTAAATGATCAAATCCTCGAAACAATCGTGGATGATGTGGCAGATATGTCAACAAGTGCTATTCTACAAGAATTGAATGGCGGTAAAATGGATCCAGGAATTTGTGAGTCCTGGGATATGAGAGTTGCACTTTCTTGTAGAGAAACTGCGGCAGAGAAACTTGTCTGGAAAAGATTTGAAGATTGGCCGGAGGGAGTGTAATGAAAAATATAATACAATTCCCTTTAACGGAACAAAGAAAAAGAGAGCTTAATGCAGAACATAAGCAAAAAGCTAGAAATGAAATTAAAAGAAAATTGATAGAGAGGAGAGTGTAATTATGGACTATGCAAAATTACTAGCAGAGTGTTCTATCAGAGACGGAGAACAAAGATATACAGAAGACCAAATCAGAGATATGGTTGGTGCTCCCTCTATTGAAGAAGAAAAGTATTGTCTCTGCGGAGAAGAATTAGAATCCTGTCCAGAGGCCTACGTCCACATGACGTCAGGCGCTTAAGGGCAGTCGTCACCTATCGGACGAATTAAAGCGAGAGGGGGTAGTGTCCGAACACTCATGCAGAAATGAAAAAGTCTGTTACATTGAGGGCGAGTCCGGGGGCAGGGTGGTAACCTGTAACCCTCCAAATAACCAATATCAGGAAAGCCCCCGGACTCAACTTATTATGGAAATGTTATGAATTTATATGGATCACTTCGCTACGACCCTTCTGGTCGTAAAAGAAAAACCAATTCTCTTAAAACTCGGAAGAAAAAGGTAGTATTCAAGCCTTATAAGGCCGAGAAAACTTATGCCCAATTACAGATGGAAGAATTTAATAGAAAATATCCATCTTGGACTGGCAATACTAAATATGAACCAGGGGAAGATCAATCTTGGAAACAAGAGGCTTCTAAAAATTTTACTGTTGCCCCTGCATATAACAAGGGCGCATATCAAGTGATCCCATCAAAAGATATACAACATATAGGAAAGTAAATATGGAAAGTGTAGAAGCATTTAAGGTTCTAGCAGTAGACAAAGAAACTGATAAGATGGTTGCAGAATATATCTTTGAATCGTTGAAAGAGGCAATGAAATTTCATGCTGAAATGACGGTTAAAGGTTACCTATCTATCTTAGAAAGAATTAAGGTATGATAGAATACTTTTTAATTTTGGGAGGATGTATTATAGGAGTCGGATACTCATCATATAAAATTGGTATCAGAGAGGGCGCAGAAAAGACCCTAGAGAAA